TTAGTAATTTATTTAATTCTTTTTCATTTACCATTAAATAAGGTTTTGTTTCACCAAACATTCCTTCATACAGAATATTCTTTTCTATTATTTTTTTTATTTTGTTTATGTAGTATTTACTCATTATCTTCACCTTTTAATATATCTAATAAGTCTGAACTACAACAATATTCATATTCTGTTGGTTTGTATTCTTCATAAGTTGCAATACAATTATGTTTACTAATATATTCTATTGCTTTATCAATTTTGTTATTCAAATATAATTCATTATCTCTATATAATTCTAATTCTGCTTCTAATTTTTTTATTTCTTTTTTTAATTTTTTATTTTCTTGTTCTAATTTTTTGTTTTTATCTTCTAATATTTGATTTCTTTTGTTTACTTTATCACAACTTTTTTCAACGTTGCTTAAATACTCATTATCTTGCACTAATAATTTTATAGTGTCTAATTTAGCACTTATTTCATCTATTTTTTTATTTATCATTTTTATTCCCCTTTGGTTTTAATGATTTTATATATTCTTCTATACTTATTTGTTTTTCATTTTGTTCTCTTTGTCTTAATGTTTGAATATTCTTATCATAAGTATCTTCATCTAATAAATGGAATAAATTAATTGCTAGTTCCCCTTTATCTACTGGGTTAATATCTAAATCATATAAACCTTTTATAATAAACTCTTTTGCTTTCTTTAAACTCTCTTTATTCATTATTAACCTCATCTATAAGTTCACATATTGCATCAAAACTTTCTTTATCTGCATCAGTCCATCTATCAACCATTTCTAATAAGAATTTTAATTGTTCTAAATATTCTAGTTTTTCTTCTTTTGTTTCATATTTTTTTAATTGTTCTTTATAAAATTCATATCTTTTTGTTTTCATAATTACCTCCTACTTTTTCAAATAAAACTTTAATCCACTAAAGCAATATTTATTATGGACTATATCTTTTTTAGATGCTTTTTCTTCTTTGTATTGATTAGTTAATGGATTATAAACAATAAAAATAGATCCAGTAGGTAATTTTTGTGCTTCTTCTTTAGTTATCTCTTTCATCTTCTACCTCTATTACTAAATAACAATTATCAAAATTGTATTTTCTTCTTTTTTTATATTCTTTGCTTGAATAAAATGTTATAGTTTCAACTTTAACTTTTAAATAATTAGCTAATTCTTCCTTTGTTCCTACTATTAAGAACTTATCACCATGATATAAAGCATATACTTTACTTTTCCTCATTGCTGCCTTCAAATTGTTTATTTAGATATAAAGCACACCAAATCCATGTTCCAAGTATAATAAATAGTAAACCTAGAATTACAAATATTGTTATTAATGCTGCTTTCATTTTTTCCTCCTATTTATTAAAGCTAAAACTATTAATGTAATACATATTATTATTGTTATTAAAAGACTATTATTCATTTTTTTAATTCCCTTTCTTCCAACTTTGCATAACTTTCATATAATTTGTAATAAAATATTGCTTTTTCATATTCTTTCTTTTGAATTTCTCTTTCTTTGTAAGATTTTGTTTGTTTAATCCTTTTCCCCCTTCTGTTAGGTTCATATTCAATATTATTATGATATTCCATTGCTTTATTCCATTGGCTTAAAGCTATTTTATATAATTCAAAACTATCCATCTATTTCTTGAACCTTTATATGATTATCAAGTTCAATTATTTTATCTACTACTCTATACATTAAAAATGTTTGTAATATTAAAACTGATATTATTAAATAAATTACTAATAAATATTTTTTATTCATTGAATCCTCCTTTTAATTTCACCAAGTATTCTATATATTTGTGCTTCTTCATAAGGTATATAATTTACTATTTTTTTAACTGGTAATAATTCCAGATATTTATATACATAGATCTTATCAACCCACTCTTTACTTGCTCTTAATTCTTTTTCTTTATCAGCTAAAATTCTTTGTCTATCATCTATTAGAACTTTAACTTCATCCAACTTTACATCAAGTTGTTTCTTTTCTTTTTCCATAAGGTAATTATCAAATAAATTGTTTTTACTTCCACCATCTACTGACACTTTATCTATACTTGCAGCTTTTGGTTGAGTTTTCATAAATAGTCTTTCTTTTTCTTCTACTATTTGTTCATATAATTTTTTTATTTCATCATATTTCTTTTTACAATTATGATATTCAATATAAATCATTGTTCACCTCTTACCCTTTTATCAATTTCAATTAATCTAGGTTGCCAATACTTTTTATTTGTATGGACTAATTGATGGCATCTTTGACATAATACAATTACATTTCCAATATATGTTTTTCTACCTTCTGCACCATATCTAATATGATGTCTATGCAAATTATATGGACTACCACATAATTGGCAATATGGTTCAAGTTCAGTTATGTATTTATATACTTCTTTATCAGTCATAAACATCTATTCCATATTCAACACATATATTCATTGCCATATCTATTAAAGAAGTCATTTCAGTAGTATTCATTTTAGAACTACCAATATAGACTTTATATACATAACAGTCTTTACCATTTACTTCTTGCATCCTGATAAATTTAACACCTCTAAATGATTTCTTAAGTTCATCTTCTAAATCTTCTGCTGTAATAATATATTCACTTTTAGCATCTGTTCTTTCTAGTAAACTGCAATATACATCTATATCTTCATTGTGTGTTTTATCAGCTATTCTATGTATTAGTTCCCATAACATTTTATTTTGTTCTATACTTCTTTTAGATTTTGCTTCAGTAATATCACATACATATTCTTTATCTTTTGGAAATAATGCTAATTGTATTAAAATGTCATTTATATTACCTATTAATCTCAAAATGGTATTTCCTCATTTTCTATCATTTCACCAAATGCTTTAAATGGATCTACATTATCTTTTGGTGATTCTTGTTTTATTTCTTCAGTTCTTAAAATCAAATTAAAATCAGGTGCTTTATCATTTCCTTTTTTATCATTGTTAAATAAAACTATTTGATATTCTTGTGTTCCTATCTTTATTTTTCCAGAACAAAATGTAATTCCTGATTTACCTTTTTTCTTCCATAATCCTGTTTTATATTCTGCCATCTTCTACTTTCACCTCTTTTATTTTAAATTCATTAGCATATATTACTTTTAAATCTTCTAAACATGCTTTTACATATTCTTCAGCTTCACCTAATGTTTTAAAAGTTTTAACTAAATTGCCAATATAATAAACTTCATATTTAACCATTTAATTCACCATATAATTTTTTAGTATCTTCATAAGTTAGATTTGCAAGTGAATCAACACCATAATTTTCTTTTATATCTTCTAAATCCAAATTCTTTTCAAATACTAAATCTTCTATTGCTTTTATTAGTTTTATTTTTTCTTTTTGTTTATCTTCATTTAACATTTCAAATCCTGTTGCTAATTTAATTAAAGTATTTAATCTTGCATCATTTTTGTTTTCAATTAACCAAGCTAAATAATTTGTAGGAACTTCAGTTAATTTTTTTCCTGCATATTTACCAAAATTAAATGTATAATTTAATGCTTCTTCTTTTGTTGGTTCTTGTGTTAAACTTGCTGCATCATCATCTTCAGTTGCAAGTCCCAATGCCATTAATAAACTATATCTTCTACAATAAGTTAAACTAGATCCATATTCTTGAACTGGATTTTTAATACCACTTAACACAGCATCAACTATTTGACATCCTCTATGTCTTTCAATACTATCTGGATAAACTAAATATGTAATAATATAATCTTTACCATTTATTTCACAAGTTTCAATTTCTTGATAATATCTAATTCCAGATTCTTCACATAATTTATTTATGTCAGCTAATTCAGTATATTTATAACCATACCCTTCAGTTTTCTTTGCTATTGTAGTTTTCATTATTCATCATCCTTTTTACCATCTATATATTTTTTAAAATCTTCAAATTCATCATATAAACTTTCATATTCATTGTATAAACTTTCTAAAATTCTAATTAATTCTTCTAAAGAAATAATATCTTTTAGATTTAAACCTAGATTATTCTTAATATTTTCTAATCTCATATAATCATAAACATCTAAATCTCTTGTTCTTATATAAACCTTATCCATTTTTTACCTCCTTAAGTTTTCTTCTTAATTTTTGATTAGACACTTTAAATTTATTCATTTGTTCTAAAGCATACTTTTCATTTTGTCTTGCTTCTTTTACATCAGCTTCTAACTGATATATTCTTTTTCTCATATTTCTTTTTGTTTGAATTGTAGTTTCTAAATAATTTAATAATTTTTCTTTAATCATTATCATTTAACCAGTCATATTCAAAAATCTCTGGTTTGTCCTCCTTTTTATTTATTTTATTTTTATTATTATTTATATCTTTATCTATCTCTATATCTATATCTTTCTCTATATCTATATCTTCTAGGACATTGTCCTTTTGATGTCCTATCATTTTTTGCTTTTCTCTATATATTCTTTTTTTCTCTGCCCAAGCAGTTTCACAACCTATCATTTTATCAATATCAGTTATTTTTAATACTTTGTTTTTTTCTTCATAAATAAGTCCTAATTTTTTGAATAATTCCAATGCAACAGCAACAGTATCATATTCAAAGTATTTAGTATCTCTTGTTATTTTTTTAATATCATAAGGAATCAACATTTCATTAGTTTTAGTTGCCATTACGCCCTCATTGTTTGCTGTTTGTAAACATAACATTTGATATAAAACAACATATTCACATCCATTTTCTTGTGATAATAAAAAGTCTATTGTATCCTCATTAAAAAAGTCTGTTTTTAGTTTTATCCAGTAATATTTTCTACTTGTTGCCATAATAACCTCCTATCTTGCTAAATGATAAATAGCATAATTACATATATTCCCATGTCTATTTTTTTTAGTTTTATTTTCTGTTATAATTTCTAAATCTTGTTCATTTCTTAATCTATATATAATTCCTGATAATCTAGTTATTCCATAGTATTCAAATGCTTCTATGGAAGTAATAGATCCATAAGTTTTTAAATGTTTTAAAACATCTATAATTTGACTATTTTGTTTCATTATTCAACCTCCATATTTTTAATAAGAATATAACCAGAACTCATTAAAATTATTCCTGCTATAATATGTGAAATAACAAATTGTTCCATAGTTCCACCATCACTTGCTGCAACTATAAATGCTAATATAAATAAAATTCTTAATAACCAAACAACCCATTTTTTTAATTTCCTTTTCTTTTTCATATTTATTTCCCTTTCTAAATAAAATGTGTTATAATTAAGTTGCATATATTTTTATATGCTGCTAATGTATTGCCTGATACAAACCCTTTCATTTTTGTATCAGGTCTTTTTTTATGCTCATTTATCTACCTCCTTAATTCCTAACATTTCAAATACAATGCTTGTTAATGCAACTTTTGGTCTTGCAATTGGAATTAAATAATTCCTTTCTTGCATTATCTTTCTAGCATCATTTATATATTTAATTGCATTTGCATATGTTAAATTTGGAATCATTTGTTGTAGATCTTGAGCTGTTAAATATAATTTGCTCATTTTTTTATTCCTCCTTTGTGTGAATATATTCACTTAACATTTTAAAAAAAATAGCAGGATTAATTCCATAGAAGTTTAACATTTCTTCAAATGTTTTATATTTAATATCACTTGCATCTTTTTCATATTTATATAATGAAGTTCTATTTACACTTATATTATTGCATACTTCTTCAGCAGTAAGATTATTTTTAATTCTTAATGCTTTTAATTCTCTACCTACTAATTTTCCATCTATCTTCATTGTTTACCTCCTCTATGCTAATTTCATTATAAGTGAAATAATTCACAAAGTCAATACAAAATGTTAAATTTTTCACTTTTTATATTGTAAACCTGTTTTTATATGATAAAATAAAGACATAAGATGATAGAAGGTGTATAGTATGAACAAGTTTTTTAATAAAAATTTAAAATATTTAAGAACAATTAAAAAAATATCTCAACAAGAACTTGCAGATAAATTAAAAATAGATAGATCAACAATTTCAAAATGGGAAACTGGTGATTTTGAACCAACTGTGGGTAATGTTATTTCTATTGCTAATATTTTTGGAATACCTATTGCAGATTTGGTATATAAAGATATAAAAAATGAAGATTTAATTTTTGATGAATTAGAAGAATTATTTATACAAAACAAAGAATTATTAACTGATGATGATAAAGATACAATAAGATTTATAATAGAAAAGAGAGTAAAAGAACATGATTCACAAGAATAACATTGAGCAAACATTTGCAAACAATTTAAAATATTTAATTAATAGTAATATCATTTCAGTAAAAACAATTTTAAAAATTACTGGACATAAAAGTAAAAGTTTAATTTCAATGTGGTGTTCTGGTGAAAGATTAATTACATTAAAAGATGTTGCAATAATAAGTAATTATCTTGGAATATCAATAGATGAGTTAGTAAATAGTGATTTAAGAGGTTTTAAAAATGATATACAAAGGTAATCCTACTAAAGATGGTAGATGTTATTATTTTAGAAAGTGTAAAAATGGTGTTCAATATACTTCAAAGAAGTATTTAACAAAGGAAGAGTGTGCTAAAGCTGAATCAAAATTTATATTAAAAAATGATAATCCTGTTAATAAAAGATTTGATTTAGTTGCAGATGAATATTTTGAATATATTAAAGAAACTAGGAAACAGTCAACTGTCTATACTTATATAAAAGATTATAACAAGCATATATACCCTTATTTTAAAAGTTCTTATATAAATAGTATAAATACCCAAGATATAAGAAAATGGGCTGAAAATATGCTTAAAAATGGCTATAAACTAGAATATTTGAATAAAATACAACATTTATTTAAAAGTATCTTTGATTATGGCATTAAAAACTATGGATTAGAATACAACCCTGTTGCTACTTATGGAAGATTTGAACTTAAAAAAGATAAAGTAATTAAGGATGAAAATAAGATTAGATATATTACTAAAGATGAATTTGATAAATTTATTTCAGTAGTTGATAATCCTTTATGGCATACCTTTTTTATTACTCTATATTATACTGGTGCAAGAATTGGTGAAATACTTGCTTTAAACTGGGATGATATAGATTTTAATACAAATGAAATTAGAATTAATAAAACATTATATTCAATTAAAGGAGAATATACTATTACTTCTACTAAAAACAATATCAACAGAACAATAAAAATGAGTAAAACCCTAAAACAAGAGCTTTACTCATATTATCAAGAACAAATAAAATATACTGATTTTAAAAATACTTGGTTTATCTTTGGTGGATCTATACATTTGCCATTAACTACTATTAATAGATATAAACATAAATATTTTGAAGAATCAGGTGTTCATGAAATTACATTACATGAATTTAGACATAGTCATATATCATTATTAATAAATGAATACATTAAATCAGGACAAACTGATACAACAAAGTTCTTTTTAATGCTTTCTTCTAGGATGGGGCATAGTGTTGGTGTAATGCAAAAAACCTATATGCATTTGTTTCCAACTGCACAAAATGAGATAATTGATTTATTAGATAATTTATGATAAAATGTAAGTAAATTAGATGTCATGTTAGATGTGAAAATAAAAAAACGTTGATAAATCAACGTAAATTAACATATTGGTAGCGACGGAGGGGAACTATCAATTAATATTTGTTATTTCATAAAACCTTATAAATAAAGGGAATTAACCCTATTCATTAGCAATTATTTTCACTAATTTTTAATCAAAATAGATGTGGATTAGATGTGAAAATAGATTTATTTATAGGAAAGGAGGTTGAATTATGAATAATAAAGTTTATGATGCATTGAAGTATATTGCTAGATATGTATTACCTGCACTTGCTACTATGGTTATCACTATATTTAAAATATGGGGATTACCTTATGGAGAAGAAATAGGTGCAACAATTATGGCTGTTGATACTGCTTTAAATATTATTTTAGGTATATCAAGTCGCAATTATTACAAACAATTAGAGAAAGGAGAAAAATAATGAAAATAAGAACTGTTTGTCCAAACAACAATAAGTATTATATTACTACTGGTAAAGGTGGATGGAATAAAGCAATTCAAGGAAACCCTACTAAATCAGGTGCTAATGTACTTGCAAACTGTGTAGGTTATGCTAATGGAAGATTTGCTGAAATAATAGGTAAAGACAAAATAGAATATCAGTTAATATGTAATGCTGAAAACTTTATTGAAAAAGCAAAAGGTTATGGACTTCAAATATCATCTACTCCTACTTTAGGTGGAATAATGGTATGGGAAGGTAAAGGAAGTTTAGCTGGTCATGTTGCTATTGTTGAAAGAATAGATAATAATAATCAAGTATTTACAAGTGAATCTGCATATGGTGGTTCTGCTTTTTATAATAAAACAAGAACTAATGATAATGGAAGATGGGGAATGGGAACTAATTACTCATTTAGAGGTTTTATAGTTAATCCAACAAATCCACAACCAGAACCTACTCCAACAGGAGATGCACAAATTAGATATATTCAAGAAACATTAAATAAGCACTATAATACAAATTTAGTAGTAGATGGTATATATGGACCAGCCACTAATAAAGGTCTTGTAAAAGCACTTCAAATGGAGTTAAATACACAATTTAATGCAGGACTTGTTGTAGATGGTATTTTTGGACCAGCAACTAAATCAAAATGTATATCATTAAGATATGGTGCAGAAGGATGGATTACTTGGACTGCTCAATGTGAATTATATTGCAGAGGTTATTATTTAAAATTCCTTGATGGTGTTTATAAAGATGCAACTATAAATCAAGTATGCAACTTTCAAAGAAACAATGGACTAGATGATGATGGTATTTGTGGCAAAAATACTTTTGAAAAATTATTCAAATAAAAAAGACTTGTAATAAGTCTTTTTTTATTCACCTTTAAACATTTTACCAATATTATTATGTTCTATCATAAACATATCATATAATGTATTGCTTACTGACATATATTTTTGTTTCATTTCAGGATTATCACACTCATCTGCCATTGTTTTCCATTTATAAGCATCTTCTAATAAATCCATTGTTTGTTTTAAATAATGTTTAAAATTACATATCTTATCTTCCATTAAGCATACCTTCTAATTACTATATTAGCATTTTTTATTGTAGGAATTTCAGTTTCTGTTGTATTAATTGTAGGAATACTATTTATTGATAAAGATACACTACCTCTACCACATACCCTTAAATACTTTTTAATAGAAACATTTGCATATTCATTTGCAGCATTTACTACTGCATCAGCTTCACTTCCATTTACTTCAACCCCATCAGCAAATAAAGCAACACCTACTACACCAGCAGTAGCACTTGTAATATTTGCATTAAAATCTATTTCATATATTCCACCTGAAACTAAATTAAATTGTGCAGAACCTTCATTATGATTTAACCAACCATTAAAGCAGTTAGCACTTCCTGTTCTTAAATCAGTATCACTAAATGTTATAGGTGCAGTATTAGAAACTAATACTAATTCTTGTTCTTGAACACTTTGTATCATATATTCTCCTTTCATTAAAAAGAAGTGGAACAAGTCCACTTCATAAAATTAGCAAGTTCTCAAAAGAGTTTGTCATGGACTTTATGCTTAATAATATTAAACTATTGTATTGCCATACCAATTAGATCCATAAAACCCATTATAGATACTTTGATATGGACTAGATACTAAATAACTAGGTGTAGGATAAGGTCTAATTTGATTTACAATACTTGAACCAATACCATTAGCTGTAATAGTATTTTTAAGGTCATTTACTTCACTTCTTAAACTATCAATAGTATTTTGATTAAGGGCATCTAATATTTTTTGTGTGTTTTCAATGCTTTGAGATTTTAAATTGCAGCAACACTCATCCATTTTGGCTTGAGCAGTTAGGTTTGAAGTAAGTAAGTTAGTATTTAATTCATTTGTTTGTTGTAATATATCCCTTTGTGTATTTGATGCAGATAATTCAGCAGCATATCTATTTTCTAGAATACCTGTATTAACTGCTTGGAAACCACTTGTTAATAAGTTATTTGTATTTTGGAATCCTGAATTAATATCTCTTTGTGTAAATTCATTAGATACATATTCAGTAGTAGCAAAGTTATTATAACCATTACCACCAAAACCAAAACCATTTCCACCAAACATAAGAGCTAATAAAATAACTATCCAAATGCCATCAGCACCAAATCCACCACCAATAGGCATTGTAGGAACTATTCCTGTGTTATTCATGTCCATTATTTTCCTCCTTTCTTGCTAATCTATATCAACCTCTATTTAGAGTTGATACCATATTGTTTTATTTGTTCTGGACTAATTCCAAAACTTTGTATATATTTAATAAATTCTTCTTTTTGTTCTTCTGTATATCCATTAGTAAGTTCATTTAATACTTCTTTTGGATTTTTCTTTTGCATTTCTATAAATTGTTGATATAATTTAGGATTTCTGCTCTTTAATTGGTTTTGCAGTTGAACCATTAGTATTTGTGTTGGATTCATATTTATTTCCTTTCTTTAATTCATCAATTTGTGCTTGTAAATATTCTATTTTTAAATCTTTTTCATCCTTTTGCACTATCTCATTTAATTCATAAGTCTTTATAGATCCATTAGATTTTTTTAACCATAATATACTCAAATCCTTACTAAAAAATGGTGTATCATTAACTATAAATGTTTTTTCTACTTCATCAATGGAATCAACATAAATAATGTTATTTCCAGATAATTGAAAATTTTGTGTAATAGGTTGAGGGATTTGACCTTTCATAGCTTCTAATTCTCTAATTTGATTATCTATCTTGTTATAATACATTTGTGGATTATACATCTTCTACCTCCTTAATCTTATCCAATAGTTTATTAATAAGAAAAGAAATATATTCAAAACTATTCTTTCTGTGGAACTCACTTAATTTTGACATAATATACCTCCTTTCACATATAATTATGCAACAAAAAAAAGACTTTGGATTTTATGATTTTTCCAAAGTCTTTATATATAAAATTCTAAAAATATTATAAGATTTTTTTAATTTTCTTTTTCAGCTTATTTACCATTACACTTATTGTTCCTTCACTAACATTAAGTAATTGTGCCATTTTTGTAATAGAATACCCTTTAATTTTATATTCTAATAATTTTTGGTATTCTTCATCTAACATACACTCTTTAACAATGTAGTCATAATCAGTTTTTGTAAATTCAAAGAAGTTTAATGTTATCATAATGCCCAATGATGGTAAATAACTATTGATGATAACATAATTACTATTGCAAGTAATATAAGAATCACTATATAAGCTCTATCTCTTTCTTTCTTATAATCTTTTAATATATCTAAAGCAATACTATTTGCTTGTATTCTACTTGTATTTGTTTCAAGTTTGTTCATTATGTTATCTATCTTTACAGCATTTTTTTCAATTATCTTTTCATTATGAGTTATTTTCTTTTCTAACTCTATCATATCTTTTTCCATTTTACACCTACTTTAAAAACATATTAAGGAAATACCCTAATACACCACCTAATAAAGTGATTATAACATATTTAGCAATTTCTTCAAATAATTTTGCTTTTTTATTAACAGTTTCTTCTTGAATTTCTTTTTCTAAATCTTGAACTTTAGTTTCAAGCTTTTCAACTCTGTCTTTATCAATAGAGTTTTCACTTAATTTATCTATGCTATCTTTTATTTGTTCTAATATAGGTTTAAATTGTGATATTTCTTGAAGAATAGAAGTAATCCTATCTTCAAGTTTTTCCTGCTTTTCTTCTAGTTTTTCTATTCTTCTCTCTAGATCCATTGTTTACCTCCTAGTCAGTTGTTTTAGTATATTCTACTACCATATATAATTTTCTACTACCAACATTAGCAGGACATCTCCATCTTAATTTTGTAGAGTTCATCCAACCTCTTGCATAATCACTTGATGACCAATACCAGTTAATAGGTAAACTTTCATTATTTCCATATAAACATGATACACCATTATTTACATAGTATTTATCTATATTTTGTATGTTATGTGCTTCTTCTAAATTCATATTATTTGTAGTATCAAATATAAACACTTTTCTGTATAAAGGTTTACCCATAAAATTACCTATTTTTACTTCTCTATCCATATATAAATCATTTTCATTATCTAAATTTTGATATGGTTTATATGTTGTTGCAGTATTATTAACTTCTAGCTGATAATTAAACCCTTTTACTTCATCAACAGTTAAAGCAACATTATCTTCTTTACTTATCATTAAGCATAACCAACCTGCTGTTGTTAATGTAAATGTATGTGAAGTTGTTGTATATGCTAACCATCCACTATCATAACTATATGTTGCATAAGATGATAATGGTGGTGTTCCAACATTTTGCACATTTAAGCTCCATCTAAAAGGGCTTGTTAAATTACAACTAAAAGTATATGTTCCTGCTTCTAGCCAAATTGGTTGTCTGCTTGATAATCTTATTGTTGGTGAATTACCTGTAATATCACCTGCTACAATAGTATTTTTATTAAACAAATTTTTTGTTCTTATACTATCTACAATTAGATCACCACTTATACTTTCATCAACATAATTTGTTATTGCTTGGTTTTCAACCCCATTTGTTGAACTTGTGCTTACTGCATTATCTAATGTTGGTATTGCAGCTTCTACATTATCTTGTAATGTGTTTAAATTATTAGCATTTAATGGTGTTGATGTATCTGGTAAATCTTTAAAAGTTATTTTTGTCATTTTTTATTAACCTCCTTTAACTTTTTAATTTCTTTATTTAATTCATCTATTTGCTCTTGTTGTTCTTTTATTGCTTGTAAACAAATTGATAAAGTTGCATATATATCTATTCCTTTATTATCACTTGATTTAAACTCATCTGGTGTATTATATTCATCACCTATTACTAAACCATAATGTTTTTTTTCACTCTTTTGCTCATCTTTCCAATTATATGAATATATATCAGCTTGTTTTATTATATCTAATGCTTTATTTAATTTCTTAATATTCTTTTTCTTTTCTTCACTAGACCAGTTTACAAAATTCATAGCACTAACTGTTCCAGTAGCTATATCTGCTGATACTTTTGTGCTTCCACCTGCTCTTAATGTTATTCCATTGTTTGAAGTAATATCTACTGCATAATCATCATCTTCATCAGTTAAATATACATTGTTAGCATCCATAGTATCACATAAAATTGTTCCTGTATTTAAACTTGATGTTCTTATAGAAAATAAACCAACTCTAGTGTGATAAGTATTTTTACTTGCATTATATATTTTAACTAATCCTTTTGTATCAGCACTATCTAATATTAAAGTTCCTCTAATTATTTGTTCCCCACTTGAATCATAAGTTCCATTTATTAAAGACCTCATTAGTGAATAATCACCAGCAGATAATCTACCATCACCATTTATATCATATAATTCTTTTTCATCTTCAGTTAATGTTCCTACACCAGTAAGATAATTTCTTAATTTATCCAAATCAGTTTGTGTAAAGTTATATCTTATTACAAAATCTTTTTCAAATCTTGTTGGTGTCATTTCAAATCCAGCAATATCACCTGATGTTGCTTCTATTCTTCCTGTTTCATCTAAAGTAAAGTAATCACTTGTTATTTTAACTTGATTACCTTTTATATCAATTACACCCTGTCCTTCATCAACAGCTAAATTTATTTTTGCAATTATTTCATTATCACTAACTTTTTGTTGAACTTGTAAATCAATTTCATTTTTTGTTTGTTGTATTTTTGATTCTGCATATACTGAACTAGCAAATAAATCAGTTATATCATTTTTTCTTATTAATTTTATATTTTTATAAACATCATTGTAAGAAATAAAATCAACTGAATAATCACCTTCAGTTAAATTGATTAATACAAATGGATAACTAATTGATTCAGCTGGTATTGTTATTTTGTTTCCGCTTGAATCATAATCTACCATTTTAGTTTTAATACAAGTTAATGTTTCACCATCAATTGTTAATGTATCATAATGTGAACTATCATAATAAAGTAAATCACATGGTAATTCATAATCAAATGTTTCATGTGTATTATCATTTGTAAACCTTAATGTTCTAGTTTGCATATATGTTGTATTAGATGGATATAAATTATTAGATGGATAAGTATATGATATATCTGTTGCAGTTGGATATATTTGCATATAATATGGTGTATTTCTTGATGCATTTTCATATGTTAATGCACCTGTTCCACTTTCTTCTAATAATAAATCTTCTATATTTTCAACAGTTGAAACTAAACTATCATATCCCTGAATAACAGCTGTATTTAATGTTCCTGTTGTTATATAATCAGCAACTATTGAACCATCCATTGTTATTGCTAATCCATAAGTTCCATTGATACCTGTGCTTGAGTATCCTAAACCATTAAGATTCCACCTCCACACTTTTACAGCATCATCTGGATCTGGATTATCCATTATATATAAATTACCATTATCATAATCAAAGTATATATAACCTGTCATTGCATCTTTTAATAAATTACTTGCATTTTGTTGTGCTTGTTCTAATAGATTACTTGTATCTACTTCACTTAATTCTTGTATAGTAGCATTTGCTTGAGTAGCATAACTTGCTTTTGGTTTACCTATTTCAAAATTAGTTATTCTATCTAATAATACATTATATGTTGTTGCAATTACTCTTGTTGTATATTGGAAATCACCCATATCACAAGTTAATGTATCACCTAATCTTATTGTTTCAAGTGAAGTATAATTTTCATATTCTTTTGTTTTTGCTAAATCTAACCAGTCTATATCAACATTAATTAATGGTTTATCTACCCCATCAGTAAACATTTGATTAGCAGCTGCTCTTAAAGCATCATAAAAATCATTTATATCACTATATGCATCTGGATCTTCACCAGTTTCATCATATTTTATATCTTCAAATTTTGCTATACATCCTTTTGGAAATGGATAATTATTAATTAATATACTATCAACATATATTTCAGGTATTGTTAATCCATCATAACCAACAGGAACTATTCTTGTAAATAATCCAGTATCATCAATTGTTATATTTATTTCATTTATATTTTTACCAACTAATAACTTAACACCAGTATCTTGTCCTATTCTAGTATTATAAGTTATTGTATAATTATCTCTTTTAAATTCACCTTTAAATTTATTAAGCATTGAATTATCTTCATCACTCATAAAACACTCTAATACATTTTTTCTAATGTATCTTGCACTTGCTGTTGCTGTTATATCACTATTAAATGTATATAATTGTGCATGTGTTGTTGAGTTATTTAGCACCCACCTACCAAATGCTTGAGCAGTTAAGTTTGTAGGTGCTGTATTTATTACTAAATCATCACCTAAATCATAACTTATATGATAAGCAATGACATTAATTGTTTTAAAATTTCTTTCTATGTATTTAATTCTAAATGGTTGTTCTGTTCCATCAGCAACCCTACATACAATTATGTTTTCTCTTTCTAAATATTCAGCTAAATGTCCATTTAGTAAATATTCCATTGTTAATGTATATTCACCATTAATTTCTTCTTTTACTTCAGCACTTATTACATCAGTTAAGAATCCATAACCATTATTGCTAAAATCAGTGGTATTTAAACTATAAATTTTCATTTAATCACCCCACTAAATATGTGTTTCTATATTTAACTTTAAATGTTGTTGGATTTGTGCTGCATTTTATTTCAGTAGCAGAATCTATATAAGGAAAATCACCACTCATTTTGTCTGATTTATTTACACCATTAGAATCAGTTATTTCTTTCATTTTGCAGTCTAAAAAATAATGTCCTGATTTTAAACTAAATTTTCTACCATTAAAATAAAAATCAGTATCACTTGATATATTTATTTCTATTTCATCAGGATATATTCTATAATTTGGTGTTATATTCCAGTCATATTTATACATAGCATTTGATAATGTAAATGTAATTGTTTTATCAGTTGCTGTTATATCTTCAAATATAGGATTAACTAAAAATCCTAACATAAATTTTTTAAATCCAGAATTAACTATTTCGTTAAATTCTATATTATTATTTACTATTGCTGTTGATTGTTTTACACCATCAAATGATATTGTGCCATATCCATCTAAAAATTTTGCAATATCATCCATATTAGCAGTATCAGCTATATGACATTGAACATTTAATTGCCAACTATCATAAGTATTATTATCTACTGATAAAAAACCATTTCTACCATATATTTCATAAGTATCAATTCTTTTTTTTGCTTTTTGTATTTTAGGTATTTCTTCAACAATAATGCCTTTAGTTTTTAAATCATAACCTTTAAACTTTATCATCTTACATACCTCCTTTTGCTAATGCTGCATTTTTTCTATAAAATTCTAATTCTTGAGCTAATTGTTGAATATCTGTATCTCTATTATTATAGAATTTATCTATTGTTATATATAAAGGATTACTATTAGCAGTTGGATTAATTGTAGGATTAACACTTGCTTGTATTCCATTGTTTAGATCAGTCATAGCTCTATTAACTTCTTTTATAGCACTTGGTATTCCATTTTCCATACCTTCAACAATACCTGCTGTTAAGTTTGTTCCTATTTCATCTTCCATTAATGTTGATGGTGAGTGAATACCAAAAAATGATTTAATTTCATTTGTAATTTTTTTACCTAATTTAGTTATAGTATTTTTAACAGTTGAACCAAAATCAATTAATCCATTTAAAATACCATTTAAAATATTTTTACCTAATTGTTTCCAATTTGTATTAACTATTAAATTAGATAATGTTTTTAATATTTCATGTATTATTTTAGGAACTAATAATAATAAATCAGGTATTGCTTTAATTAATCCTTTACCTAATTCTATTGTTAATTCAATTCCTGCCATAAGTAGCATTGTTAGCATTTCTGGATCTAATAATGCAGCAACTAATGAACTTATAACTTCTGGTATAGCTTCAATTAATGTTGGTATAGCTTTTATTAACCCTTTTGCTAATGCAAGTATTATATTAACAGCAGCAGTTATAAATAATGGTAAATATTCATTAAGTTGTATAGTTAATTCATTTATTAATGTTGCAATTGTTTCAATTAAAACTGGTAAATTTTCAATAATTACTTTTGCTAATTCAAGTATTATTTCATTTACTGCTTTTGTTAATTTTGGTAAGTTCTTACCTATAAATTCAATTAAAAATTTTATTATTTTATTAACTGCTGTTATTATTTGAGGTAATGCTTGAATAATTCCTTCAACAATTTTAGTTAGTATTTGAACACCTAATTCTAACAACATAGGTAATTTTTCTATTACTTTCTGTAATGCTGAATTTATTGAATCACCTATTTTACTTAATCCATCTTCAATACTTGTATTACCACTAACCATATCTTGAAGAGCTGTTGATATTTCTTGTATTTCAGGTAGAAATTCTTTTGCTATTCTTCCTTTTAGATCATTAAATAATCCACCTAAACTTTCTTTCATATCATCTAAATATGATATTGCTACTTTTAAACTACCTTCATTAGTTTGTGCTAATGCCTCGTTCATACCACCAACTGAAGCAGTTATTGCTTCAAGTAATGCATTAACTCTATCTTCTTCTGTTCCATATTTCATGGCTTTCTTTTCAGCATCAGTAAAATAATACCCCATTTTAGCAAGTCCTGAATAATCACCATTTGATAGAGCTTTACCTAATCTAGTAGCAATTGATAATGTTTGTTCTTCACTAGCATTCATACCATATTGTTGAACTGTCATATCAAGCATTGCATCAGTTAATGCTTCTATTGATTCCTTTTGAGTAGTATATGTTGCTAATTCTTGATAACCATTTAAAATGGCTGCTTTTGATACAACACCATTTTTTTCTTTAGCTTCTGCAAGTTTTACATATGCTTGTATATCTTCTTCAGTTGCATCAGTAGTATTTTTTAATGCTGTTCTAAATTTTTGCTCTTGTTCTTCAACATTAGCAGCTATAACACCCCACTCTTTTAATGCTGCACCACATGTGCTAAATGCTCTACCAAGTGATTTTACACCATTAATAACAGCACTACTAATTAAATTTGCTTTTATAATATCACCAAGTTTTAAAGCACTTTTACCTGCTTTGTCAGCATTTTCAGCAATTTCATTAAATCCTTTACCATTAATACTGTCTTGTTTACTTTTTAAATCTTTTAAACTAGATTCAGTTTTAGATATTTCTCTAGTTAATGTTCTAAATTGCTCACTATTCTCATCAATGCCTTTAGCTTTCATTTGATTTTGTGCTTCTTTTAATGTTTTTAATTTTTCACTTGTTTCTTGAATTGCTTTTGATAACAACAGCATTTTTTGTTTTATAAGGTCTGTATTAGTAGGATCTAATTTTAATGCTTTTTCTGTTGCTTTTAACTCACTATTAACACTATATAATGTCTTATTAACATTTTTTAAAGCACTTTCTAATTTGGTTGTATTACCATCAATTTCAATAGTAATTCCCTGTATTCTTTTTGCCATATATTTTCCCTCCTTTTAATAGATTTTAAAAAAAACCCTACTAATTAAAGTAAGGTTCTTTTTACTATCTATTAAATTGACATTTGTGATTCATAAACTGAATCAAAGAAAGCATTATAAACTGCTGTATTATCATCAGTAGGTTCAATAAATACTCTTACTTTTTTATCAGTAGATCTTGGCATTGCTTTAATATTTAATGTGTCAGTTTTAGGTTCTTTACTTGCTTCAATAGTTGAACCTTCTGTATTAGGTCTTGTTAAAGAACAATTATAATACCAATATCTTCTTGCTTTTTGGTCACCTTCAATTTGGAAACCAAATGCAAAGTTTTCAAATTTATCATTAGATGTTTCAATATAAACATCATTTGTGTCTTTATGTTCACCCATTATAGCAGTTCTTATTGCATCTGGTATTAAAGCTATTTCTAAATCACCTTCATAACCTTGATTAGCAGTTGAACTGAAATAAATAATATTATCAGCATAAAAATCATTAGTATCACCCTGAGGTTCTAATGATAAATTAACTGCACCTGGCACAGATATTGGTGAGTCATAAGTAATAGTTCCATCATTAGCAACGTTCATTTTTGCCATAACAACATTACATAAACCAAATTTAACTTTATT